AGCAGGTGTGCTCAGCGAAGTTTGGTTTTCTTGTTAGAAAGTCAATGCCTCGATGACACACCTGCGAAGACGCAGGCGTTCCTTTTGGGAACTAAAGTGTCTCCTGCTCGTTGCATATGCAACATCCAACCTATACGGCTGGATCCATAAGTACTAAGTGTACAGACCTATTAGGTCAATACGCTCGTACCCAACCTTCTCTTATGGTAGCGCGGAAGGGGCGCCCAGAGCGCTCAAGATGCTCTCGACCCAACGGTTCAATGTTGGGCAGAATTTCTTCTTCAGGCAGCAGTTCATGCCGCTTGTGGAGAAAATACTTGAGAAGGGCAAAGTGGCCATCAACCGAGTTCTTCGGTAAATGGTACTTAACCTTCATAGCCCTAACCATGGGCAACTGAAGGTCACGGTCGGTTCTTTGGCTTTCATAACCGAGGAAACTGACTTTACCCAATGCGGGAGAGTCTGGACCAACAGCCGGAAAGGGGATTTTGTCCCCAATCAGGCGGTCCAGATATCGTACTGCTTTCCAATAACCAGCTTGGTAAAGCTGATCACGAAAAGAAATAGAGGATATTAACTCCGGCACTTCTGTCTGTGATGTAGGGAAAAGACTACGACAACGTACAATGGAAACATCGACGCCGTCATAGTACTCCTTACCACAACTCTCTCGGAACTTACCAGTCCAGAAAGACTTATGTAGCCCAACGATGAAGCCGAAAGCCTCTAGTTGAGCAACCACAGAAGTGACGAATCTACTGGGAACGACAATGTCATCCCCGTAAACGCGTACCTTTCCGAGCATGGACTTTACGTCCTTCTCGGTTAACTGGCGACTAAGCTCATGCTCAACCCCCATTAGGACCACAGTCAAAAAGACCATGGCCTCAAAAGGGAAGCAAAGAGCTGAACCCATAGACGCGAATTTGGCTAGGCGAATTTCGCCATAACCAGACACATCAGCCGTCCTACTCCTACATGCCTGAACAGCCGCACTAAAGTGCGGAAAATCGGACAGCAAGGATAGTACATGCTGGTTGGAGACACGATCAGAAGCTTCACTCAAATCGAGTGTAGCAAGGGTGCCATCTTGGGACCCTTTAAGTGCCATTCTCTGGTTAGGAGTTTGGTCACTAAAACCGATCAACGAATGCAAAGTCTTATCAGACTTTACAAGTCTCGCAATCTCGATTAAGAGCCCTTGCTGTGCATATTGCATAGCGACAGGCTCCATAGCGATGATACGAGGCGTCTTCAGCGTTTTAGGAACTGTGATAACCTTTACGGGTCTCTCAGCTCCGGGTTCGAGATGTGTGTAGTTGGTCGGGTCATAAAGACCCGGCCGCGAGACGAGGAAATCCCTTGCAGGGAACCAATCGTCAAGTCGTTCCGTCCACTCATGTTGGTAATACTTCCTATTTCCTAGGAAACCATCAGCGGTGGAACCTCCTGAATGCTTAGGGACTATCTCCCGGTTAAAGACCATCTGGTCTATCGCGGAAAACATGTCACCAAACAACAAGTGCGATAAGCGCTTAAAAGCATCCTCATAAGGAGGAAATAACCTATCGGAACTACGCACATCAGACTCACATTGGACATATTTGTCAATTGCCGCGCGAACCCTGAAGGGTGCGCATTCAAGACCAATCTTCCCAAAGACAAGTGTTAACTGTCTAAGGGACTGTATGGCCACAATTGACGGTGAATCCAATAGTCGTCCAGTACTACGGTCGAAGACAAGCTCAAGGAAACCTCCGAACAAACGGGGGAGACCTGCTGTAAAGGCAAAAGCCTTAAACAGATCGTGAGCGACGAAACCGCGGTCTAGGGCCTTTTCGAGGTCCTTTCCGTAGTCAGTCAGGGTTATCGTTAAAAACGACAACCCCTCTGCTTCGACTCGATGCGTGACCGTTTCATAGTCACGCATGGTACTTATGTCACACCACATGCCGGCATCTGCCAGCATCTCCTTGTAGAACAGCATTAGGCTTTTCACGCCTTCTCCTCAATATAGGGGGGATAGTACGTCCATAGCCACGGCTATTCAGATCAAGAAGCTAGTGCTTTCGCGAGCGCACGCCGAGGCGTGCGCCTATGAAGAGCAGGGGTACCGTAATGGCACACCCCACAGCTCCAAGCGCAATAGCACCAGTAAGGAGGCCTAGGGTGAAATCCACCTTAGTTCTCCCCTCCCTGCCACTTAGTCATAAGCAGCTTCGTGGAGGCCTGCAACGCCGCAACAATTGCGTCGATGACGGCCACACGCTCCGCGATGGTGAAGCCAGTAGTAGGCTCGTTCGTGGTCACATTGACCTTGAACGAGTTACGCTGGTTCTCCGCCGGACGGAAAGGATCAGGCGAAATTTTCGTCTGCTCCAGGGAGACAACCCGGTTGTACCGGGTCTTGCCGTACGTCGAAGCGATTTTCATCGCTACGAGCGAATCACCACTCTGGTACAGGGACTGGTTAGCCCCTGTGCTAATCCGCGCAAGCGGAATAGCAGAACCGGAAATGGTTACGGTAATTGGATCTGAAACTGCCATGGCACTGTCCTTTTTGGATAAACCTGAGCTAAGGAGCTCAGGGTCTAGAGCAACGCCTCACGGCGTGACTAGTTATTCTAAGACGACTTACCATTTGGCACGTCGAATGTTACCATCTCGGCTCACGCCGAGCATGGCAAGGATGGCCCACTGATTGCTTGACAAGCTATTAGTATTTAGGCCAAAACCATACGGTGTTGCACGCACCCTCTCGCGTCGTTTTGACTCATAGAGGGTATTTATAGAGATTCTCTGACCTTTTTGATCAGTGATCTCTGCGGTGCAGAGGGTTCGTTGGCTTGTAAAAGCCGACAGATACCCAAACTGCAGCACCAGGCCGTCTTGGGCAAAACGGGAGTTCACAGCAATAAAATTGCCGAGTTCAACCCGCCAGTCCAACAGCCAGGACCATGGAGCTAGTTCCCATAGGACCTCCGGAGTAATCCGGGTGCCCAGCAAGACATTTGCGTCTTGTTCAAACCTCTTCATTTTTCCCCAGAAGGACGAATCGTCCTCGAGGTAGTATGAATAGGCCCCACTAAACTTCCACCCATAGGTGGTTATTTGGTGAGTATAGGAACGAGCTGAAGCTGGAATAAACACCTGTCGGGCCGTTGTGCCAGACCAATTAAGGTCAACACTCGGGCTCACAGCGGCTGAGAAGCCGCTCAGGGTCTTATTAGACATTACTGTCGTAATAGGATTTTGGTGCCAGTTCCGTGGAGCTAATGCAGATTGTTCGTGAAACTTTAGCAATATAGCTGAGGCATTGCGAACAGCGTTAAGATACTTGAGAACATCCCTAATTAAAGGGGCCCAACCAAAAGTAAGGTTAAAGAACTCCTGTCCTGCGAACTTTCGCAGATCATCGGTGTCAAGAACTTTGCCTATGGTGGAAAATGGTATACTCGGAAGAGCAACCAAAAGTTCACCAAGCATCTGTGCAACATTTGCATTAGGAGCCGTGGGTTGCGTGAGCTTGATAGCTCGCGTCCCTTCCGCATTCAGCATTCCCGTAGTGGGAAAGTTCTGAAAGCGGCAGGATCCATCGCCAGACGCTTCAAGCGCCAATGGCAAAGAACCGGGAACGGGGGTAGCGAAAAGCCTCCCCTGAAACACAACAGTATTAGTTTGATCCGCAGCGCGGGTCATTCTCGATCCTGTTATCGTGTCATGTTGCACATAATACGGGTGCCCTGTATCAAGGGGCATCCTAAGTGCAGCATTTTGTTCCCGTTGGAATAGCGCCTTTTGGGGCGTATCCAAGGATCCGAACGGTTCTTTGGTCCGGTAGGACCAAACTTCATGTCTTCCAGACAGATACGTAGCGGGCAGCTTTGTCAAAGGCGCCGTGGAACTGCCAAAACGGTAGGCATCATTTGAATGCTTTTCCATTTTAACAGTTCGGTAGTATCCGTCTGTCATGATATATTCCTCCGTATGGTTGGTAATAAATTCCTCTCTCTCGAGGCTGCTCAGCAGTAAGAGAGAGGGGAGATCCCAGGCTTTATGACCCTGGATGACATAAGTGCCCGGAGCCCTCATATGAG